GACGCTCGGCGATGAGACGGGAAAGCTCGTCGCGTTCGAGGAGCTGAACAGCATCCAACAGTCGGACTTTGATTTCGGTCAGCTGAAGTATGAGATCAAGGACTATGGCGATATCATCCCCGTATCGAACCAGCTGCTTGATGATGCCAATGTAAATATCACGGCGATTATCGGACAGCGGTTCGCACGCAAGGCGGTCAACACGCAAAACGATGAGATTCTGAAACTCCTGAAGAAGCTCACGGCAGTGGACGTGACAGACGCGAAGGGATTCATGAAAATCCTCAATGTGACACTTGACCCTGCCTATTACGCGAATACGCGCATCCTCACGAATCAGGACGGCTTTCAGTGGCTCTCTGAACTCGAAGATGCGCAGAAGCGTCCCCTGCTCGTGCCCGATGTTGCCGCACCCGACACGTACCGCTTCCGTGGCAAGGAGATCATCGTTGTCTCGAACGGGACACTTCCGACGGCGGCGAAGAAAGTCCCGTTCTACATCGGCAGCTTCGCGGACTATGTCGCGTTCTTTGAACGTGTGGGCGTTGAGATTGCCGTCTCGCAGGACTTTCTTTTCGACAAGTACGCGACCGCGCTGCGCTGCGTGGAACGGTTCGGTGTCGTTGCAGACGACAAGGATGCCGTAAAGCTGGCACAGGTCACGTTACCCTAAGAATGGAGGTATGTTATGGCGGTGACGCTGGAACAGGTCAAGACGTACCTGCGCGTTGACCTTGACGTTGAAGATGACCTTATTCGGCAGTGCATGAGGGGCGCGGAATCGTACCTTGTGAATGCGATTGACAGCTTCAAGGAACACTGCAAAAACGAGGACTTTGAAGCCTCGGCGGATATCCTGCGCCTTGCGGTCATCGCTGAGATGTATACCCGACGGGACGGGCTCGACGAGAAGGCGCAGGAGTTTCCGTACTACATCCGTTCGATGATCACGCAGCTCCAGAACTACGTTCCGGCAGGTGTGCCATGATTCGCGCAGCGCGGCTTCGACACCGCGTGATGCTCCTGCGTCCGGAAAGCCCATTCGATGAGATCAACGGTTGTGATACGCGCTATCTCCCCGTGCGCGAGGTTTGGGCGGAATTCTTAAAACCCGGCTTTGTGAGCCGTGCCGTATTCGGCGACGCGGCGGCGGTGGAGGTGACACAGGGAATGCGGCTGCGCCCTGTGGAGGTTACCAAAGGATGGCGGATAAGGGAAGGTGCGCGCGAGTTCATGGTGGAGCACGTTGACGATACACGGCCGGGGGAAATCATATTGACAACGAGCGAGGTGCAGATGTAATGGCACAGGGAAAGGGAGTCTACATCAAGAGTGACCTGACAGATGCAATCAAGAAGGCGGTGTGTGATGTCGGCAAATACGGTGACGGGGCACAAGCACGAATGAAAGAGGCAATCCGCGCAGGAACACAGGACACCTTGCGCGCGGCAAAGAGCAAGGCGCCGGTTGCGACGGGCGGGATTGTGCGGCGTCTCGTCATGGAATACGATGCCAAGAACAATCGTGGGTTCGTCAAATCCAAGGCACCACATTCCATTCTCCTTGAAAAAGGTGTCAAGGCGTCCTTCTTAGTGCCAAAGAAAAAGAAGGTGTTGAAATTCGGGGGCGTATTCACGCGGCATGCTTTTATTCCGGCGCGTAAGGCGAGAGCGTACATGAAGCCCGCCCTTGATGAGGTGGAGCCGAAAATCATCAAGGCACTCAAGGAGGCGATTGATCCATGAGAAAGAAGCGTCTGCCCCTGCAGGCATTGCAGAAAGCCGTTCGCGACCTCTTGACGGCATGCCAGACGACGCCGATCCATGAGCATGTAGACGACAAGGCAAAATTGCCGTTCATCGTCTTCGGCGAAATCAGCGTATTGCCCGACGACCCCAAGGATACGGCGCTCTGCACGGCGGAAATGGAGCTGGAAATCTACAGCGGCGCGAACAGCCGCACAGAGGTCAATGGCATCTTAGACGATGTGGCTACGGTGCTCACGGCGGTGCGGCTCGATATGAAGGCGGCTGGATTTGCCGCCTTCGATCAGGAGATCACGGAGGTTCGCACGAACCAACGGGAAATTAGAGGCTACAGCGCGACGCTGCGCCTCGAAGTACAATTACAAGATATGGAGGGATAAGAAATGCCAATCAGACCAGAGAATTTGCCCATCAATCCAAACATCTCGACGGCGACGGTGGGCAAGGACTACCTACTTATGATTAACACAGGTACGTTCGCCGTGCCTGTCTGGACGGTCATCGGCGGGCAGAGGAACAGCAAGCTGACGGAGAAAGCGGATTCCATTGACGTTTCGGACAAGGCGACGGACGGATGGAGTTCGAAGCTCGCGGGCATGAAGTCTTGGAGCATCGACCTTTCGGGGCTTGTCATGCTCAACGATGCGGGCGTGGAAGCGCTCGAAGTCGCGTTTCGTGCGGGTAAGACAGTCGACATCAAGCTACAGTACCCGGACAAGAGCTATCAGCGCGGCTGGGCGGCAGTTACGGAGTTCAGCAAGGACGTGCCGCATGACGGCGCCGCTACCCTTTCGGGCACGCTCGATGGCAACGGCCCGATCAGCGAGGTCACGAAAGCGTCGCCCTGACCTTGATCTTGCGGTATAGAAAGAAGTTTGGGATGCCATATCCGCAAGCATTTGCGGATATGGCGTTCGTTTTTGAAGAAGGGAGAATCTTCACATGAAAAAGCAGACGGTGTTCAAGATAGCGGACGGCAGGCAGCTCATGCTTTGCTTGACGATTCGCGACATGATGGCTTTGGAGCAGGAAATCGGCAAGTCGTTGTTTTCCGTCATCGCTGAGATGGGACATGGAAGCCTGCGTTCGCTGGACTTGCGGTACACCATCGCTGCCTTGCGCTGGGCGCTTCCAAAGCCTCAAGAGGAAGATGCTGTAATCCAGCTCATTGAGGAGCATTGCGCGGCGGGCGGCACAATCGACGACATCAATCAGGCGCTTGTTCAGACGGTGTTTGCGACGGGGGTTTTTACGCGCGGAAAAAACGACGAAGCGGCAGCGGAGGATGTGACGGCCAAAAAGAAGTAGAAGTCGTCTCCATGGCGTCATGGGTGGAAGCGACGGAGCCTGTCGCCTACGGCATTCTCGGCATCACGCCCGAAGTATATGAATCCTTGCAAATGCGGGAATTTTATCTGATGCTGGAAAGTCGCGAGGCAGAGGAGAAGCGTCAAGATTGGAAGCGCGCCTATTTTGTCTCTTGCCTCGTCAGCGTGCAGTGCACAAAGCCAGTATCGGCGATCGACATCCTCGCGCCGCTCTACCCCGAAGAGCGCGAGAAGGAAGCAAGGAGACGAGAAGAGCAGCGCAGGGCGGATGAGGAATATTTGAAGCGGGAATTTGGACTGAGTGAGGCGGTGGAATAATGGCAAAGAGCATCAGCGAGCTGAAAATCAAGATCGGCGCGGATTCATCCGAGCTGAAGAAGGAGCTAAATGAGGCACAGCGCGCCATGCAGACGGCGCTCAATACTAAGCCGATGGAATCCGCTACCGCCGCTCTCGCCGGCGTATCGAAGGAAACGAGCAATCTCATTGGCAGGTTTCAGAGCATGGCGACTGCTGCTGCCGGAGCATTCGGGCTTGCGAGTATCATCGACGGCGCGGTGCAGGCGGGAGACAATATCTACAAGTTGTCCAATCGCTTGAACGTGACGACGGCAGAAGCAGGCAAGCTCTCGCGTATCCTGAAGCTCACGGGTGGCGACGTGGACTCCTTCAGCACGGCGATCATGCGCCTTGACAAGACCCTTTTCTCTGACAGTGAGGCGGGCGAGAAGGCGCGTAGTACGCTCAACCTGTTCGGCGTGAGCCTGACGGATGCGAGCGGGAAAATCCTGCCGCTCAACGAGCAGCTGGAAAACCTTGCCAAAGGCTACAAGCTGGCGAAAGATGCGGGCGTGCAGCAAGAATTTCTCATGACGACGCTTGGAACGAGGGGGCTTGCCCTCGCGCAGACGTTGGAGCAGTACACGGAAGCCGCCGAGACGGCGGCGCGCGTCAAGAGCATCGGGCTTGATGCGAAAGAAATGCACGAACTCGCGTTGAACATGAAGGTCATGCAGATGGAGGCGACGCAGGTACAGCTTGCCTTCACGTCGGCACTCGCTCCCATAGCGGAGAGCGTCTTTCCTGTTATCATCGAGGGCTTGACAGAATCGGCGACATATCTCGCGCAGAACAAGACGGAAATCCGTGAAGTGACGGCAGCCGTCGTCAAGTTCGTCGCCGCCTACAAGGGCATCAAGCTGGCGAGCGGCGCAATCAGCACAGTACAAGCATTTTGGCTTAGATCGCGGCAAGCGGCGATGGCGAGCGCGGCGGCGCAGACGGCAGCACAGACGGAAGCCCCCGCCGCGCATGAGCGCGAGATCGCCAAACGAATTGCCGCCGTAGAGCGCGAATCGCAGCGACAGCAGAGCGCTGCCGTAAGAGCGGCGATGAAGGCAAATCTGTCGGCGGAAGAAACGACGGCGCGCATTATTGCAGAATGTACGAAAATCGAGCTCAAGAGCACCCCAGCAGCATTTATCGATGCCTTTCATCAGATTAAAAAAT